ATCTCTATCCTCAATAGCAACTATTTCATACGAAACACCTTAATAGGAGATTTCAATGTCAGTCAAATCTTCATTAAGTAGACAGTTTGGTACTCAATTTGATACAACATTTGATGTCCTAAAATCAAATTCTCTTTATGATAAGGCTGGTGCAATACCAAGGTTGGATTTTAACTTTGCTAAAACCAAAAGCCTTCTTGATAGTAGAAGTACCCAAAATCTCATTACTTTCACTCGTGCAAGCACTGCTACTTATGTTGATAGTGACAGGTTGATTAAAACTGCATCTACTAATGTTCCACGTTTTGACCACGACCCGAGCACGGGTGAGAGCCTGGGGTTGTTAGTGGAGGAGGCGAGGACGAACTTTTATGGAGACTCTAGCTCTATAGTAACAGAAATAAACGCTATCAATACTAACCTTACTCCATCTTCTAATACAGTTATTGCGCCTGATGGAACACAATCTGCAGACCAGCTTGTAGAAACTGTCGCAACAGGCCCTCATCGACACTTAAGTGGAGCACCTATATCAGTTGTTGCCGGACAAAGCTGGACTATTAGTGCGTTTATTAAGCCGATTCCTGGTAGCGCATCAGACAGGTATCCAGGATTACGCATTTCGGGAGGCACCAGCGCTTTTACATCTTATTGGGTTACCTTTGATCTTTCTACCAAGCAAACCTACACAAATTCGCCGGCTATTTGGACCGCCTCAGGAATTGTAGATTATCCTAATGGTTGGAAGCGCATTTACGCTGTAGGCGTAGTTCAATCAACAACCGCATCCGCAACGTATCCTTTTGTTTTTTATTCTAATAAGACTTTTAATAACGTAACAAGTGGCGACAATTACACAGGAGATGGCGTTTCAGGCTTTTATATTTGGGGCGCCCAACTGGAAACCGGCTCCTTCCCCACCTCCTACATCCCCACCACGTCTGCAACCGTCACCCGCAGTGCAGACGTGGCTCGGATCACGGGGACGAACTTCAGTAGTTGGTATCGCAACTCGTCTAGCACCTTTGCAATCAGAGGGAGGACCATCTCTAGTTCGAGTTACAACACCTGGGGCATTCTTGCCGTCAGCATTGAAGGCATTGAAGCAGACAACAACTACCGCATGAGAGTTAGTGGGACACAATTTACAGCCAAAAGATTTGATAACGGAGTTAACTACTCGTTTAACCTGCCTGGGTCCGTCACTGCAGGATCTATTTATAACTACTCTGTTGGCTATGACGACACGGGACACGCAGCAAGTTCTCCATCCGGTTTTACTTCCACGACGTATCCAGGTCTACCTTTCCAGAACCCAACCACCTTGAAGTTTGTACCAGATCTTTATGGGTGCAGCCACGTAATCTCCCGCCTCACCTACTGGCCCCAACGCCTCACCAACACCCAACTCCAGGCCCTCACGGCTTCTTAACCATGAACACCTACTACCTCCGTTTCGCCTCTGAGCAAGAGGCCCTGGCCGAGTTCGACTCTGCCGGCTACATCTCCACTGACGGCTACAGCACCGTCATCACCGCATCCGTTGACCACGCCCTAGATGTGGTCGGTGTCATCTACAACAATGATTCCGTCTACGACCCCGAGACCGGCGAAGTCGTCACCCCTGCCACACCCATGACCGGATGGCACGTCAACCTTAAAGCTGCCGCCCTGCCTGATGGATGGGATACGTTTGTCGTCACACCCATGGCACCACATCGAATGTTTGCTGGAGATTTAATGCCAGTTGTCTAAACATAAGGTATTTGCTTCATAAATAACTAAAAAACTATCAATACAAATGAAACTCATTAGAGAAGAAATAGAAACCGTTGATTTTATCGTTGAAGAAAAAAACGGCAAGAAATCAATGTACATTGAGGGAGTTTTCCTTCAGGGAGACATTCGTAACCGTAATGGACGAATGTATCCAATGGAAACTCTCCGAAGAGAGGTCCATCGTTACAATGAAAATCATGTGATGTGTGGAAGAGCTCTTGGAGAACTCGGTCACCCAGATGGTCCTACTGTAAATCTGGATAGAGTTTCTCATAAGATTATTTCTCTGAAAGAGAGTGGTTCTAACTTTATTGGAAAGGCAAAGATTCTTTCTACTCCAATGGGTAAGATTGCAGAATCTTTGATTTCTGAAGGAGTTAGACTTGGTGTTTCTTCTCGTGGTGTTGGTTCTCTTCGTCAAACGAGAGAAGGTTATAGTTTAGTTGGTGAAGATTTTATGTTGGCTACTGCAGCTGACATTGTTGCAGATCCTTCAGCTCCTGACGCATTTGTTTCAGGAATTATGGAAGGAAAGGAATGGGTTTGGGATGGTGGAATTCTCAGAGAGAAGTTTGCACGTAAAACTTACAAGACGATCAACACTTTAGTTGATCAAAAGAGGTTAGATGAGCAAAAAGCCAATCTGTTCCAGGACTTCTTAAATAATTTATAAATTAGAAATTTATAAATAAATATAGTTTATAACGTAAGGTTAAACGGAGAGTTCAAATGTCTCGTGGAGATTTACAAGAGATGGAAGTAGGCACTAAGCAATCCAGAACCGCTGTCAATTCTGGAGCAAAGGCAGCGGATCCGATGGATACATCAATTTCTGGTTCTTATGAAGATCTGGGTGGACCCACTCCAGAAAATTACAGATCTGACGATGATTCAGCCAAATTGAAAACTCCTGGAAGGACACTTGCTCATGTAAGTAATGTTGTCAATAAAGGAGCTAAAGCGGCTGATGCTATGTCATCTGTAAAAGAAGAGGAAGAGTATGGTGAAGAAGTGATTGAAGAAGAGCAATCTGAAGAGATTTCAGAGGAAGAGTATGATATTGAAGAGGATGTAAATGCCCTTCTTGGTGGTGAAGAACTCTCCGAGGCTTTCAAAGAAAAGGCTAGAACCATCTTTGAAGCTGCACTGGTGGCTAAGGTAAACGAAGTCAAAGAAGCATTAGAAGAGCAATATCAAGAAAGACTTTCTGAAGAAGTTAGAGAAATTGCAGAGCAACTTCAAGATAGAATTGATTCCTATCTGGAGTATGTGGCTGATGAGTGGTTCACTGAGAACCAACTCGCAGTTGATTACGGTCTGAAGACCGAAATGACCGAATCATTCCTGAGTGGAATGAAGAGACTTTTTGAAGATCATTATGTAACAATCCCTGAAGATAAATATGATGTACTTGAGAGCATGGTAGACAAACTTGATGACATGGAGACAAAACTCAACGAGCAGATTGAGAAGAACATCCATCTCAACCAAAGACTTGCAGAGTCGGTTGCTGACGGAATCTTAGATCAAGTTTCTGAGGGACTTGCTGTAACTCAGAAAGAGAAGCTCGCTTCACTTGCCGAAAGTGTTGAGTTTGAAAGTGAATCAGAATATCGTGAAAAACTGGAGATGTTGAGAGAATCATATTTCTCCTCACAGAGAACTCCAAAGGCACAACCTGAAACTCTTTCAGAAGGTGTAGATGTCGCTCCCGAAGAGTATTCCGGAACGATGGCTGCATATCTGAGAACTCTTTCAGCTGTAGCTAAATCCTGAATTTAACATTAATCAAACAAACATTTATAGAGGTAAACGCAAATGTTCCATTCCGAGCATCTGCAGGAAAAGTGGGCACCACTTCTGAATTACGATGGACTTGATCCTATCAAAGATTCACACAGAAGAGCAGTCACCGCTGTCCTGCTGGAAAACCAAGAAAGATTCCTGAGAGAAGAGAATGCATTCTCTCAAGGTTTCAACCTGATGGAGAACCCCACCAACTCAGCTAACGCAGCTGGTGCTTCTGGTGGTTATGGAGCCTCTTCGGCTGCTGCTGGTCCTACCGCAGGTTTCGATCCCGTTCTGATCTCACTGATCAGACGTTCAATGCCCAATCTGGTCGCTTATGACCTGGCTGGTGTTCAACCAATGAACGGTCCTACCGGTCTTATCTTCGCGATGAGATCCCGTTACAACAACCAGAGTGGTACTGAGGCCTTCTATGATGAGCCCAACACCGCCTTCTCTGGTCAGGATGATGGACTTGATGAGACCGCTGGTTTCGCTGATGCAGCTGCTGGTATCGGTACTACTAACGCTACCGCCGATGGTGGTACTTATGGTGGTTCTAACCCCGCTATTCTGAACCCAGTTGGTACTGCTACTTCCACCGCTTACAGAGCTGGTGGTGGTATGGTTACCGGTGATGCTGAGAACCTTGGCAATGGTGCTGGTAATCACTTCAACGAGATGGCTTTCTCAATCGAGAAGGTCACCGTTACGGCGAAGTCAAGAGCTCTGAAGGCTGAGTATTCACTCGAACTGGCTCAAGACCTCAAGGCTATTCACGGTCTGAACGCTGAAGCCGAACTCGCTAACATTCTGTCAAGTGAGATTCTGGCTGAAATCAACCGTGAAGTCATCAGAACCATCTATAAGATCGCTGAACAGGGTGCTGTTGAGAATACAGCTACTGCTGGTGTCTTTGACCTGGATGTTGATTCCAATGGTCGTTGGTCTGTTGAGAAGTTCAAGGGTCTTCTGTTCCAAATCGAGAGAGATGCTAACAGAATCGCTCAAAGAACTCGTCGTGGTAAGGGTAACATCATCATGTGTTCGGCTGACGTAGCTTCAGCTCTGACCATGGCTGGTGTTCTGGATTACACTCCTGCCCTGAACGCTAATCTGAACGTTGATGACACTGGCAACACTTTTGCTGGTACTATCAATGGTAAGTATCGCGTTTACATTGACCCCTATTCGGCTAACCTGGCCTCTGACAACAGTGGTCTGACACAAGGAACTAACCAATACTACGTTGTTGGTTATAAGGGTTCTTCAGCTTATGACGCTGGACTCTTCTATTGTCCTTATGTTCCCCTCCAGATGGTTCGTGCCGTTGGAGAGGACACCTTCCAGCCCAAGATTGGCTTCAAGACCCGTTATGGTATTGTCGCCAACCCATTCGCGGAAGGAACCAGCCAGGGTCTGGGTCGTCTGAGAGTCAACAGCAACCGTTACTATCGCCGCGTCGCCATAAAAAATCTGATGTAATCCTTAGATTCATCAGTTTCTTCAGAGGGTCCGAAAGGGCCCTTTTTTTTATCTAAATAATTAGAAAAAAATGGTGGTATCTAACGCGTTTAGAAATCAAATACAGAATAGAAACTTCTTGTCTCCGGTTGGATTCAAGTTTATTGTCAACAGGGCTCGTAAAGTTTCATTCTTTGGAAACTCCATGAATATTCCCGGATTGAATATGGGAGTTTCTACTCAACCAACTTATCTCAAGGATATTCCAATTCCTGGGGATAAGATAGAGTTCAATGATTTGAAACTCAGATTTCTTGTAGATGAGAGCCTTGAAAACTACATGGAGATTCAGAGATGGATTCGTGGTATTGGATATCCAGAGAATCTTCAGGAGATTTATGATTTTCAGGAAGAGAATCCAGCAATGGACACTCAGTTCAAGTATCAACTAAATCTCTATTCAGACGCAACTCTATTTGTTCTAACAAGTAATAATACTACAAACTTTCAAGTCAAGTTTAGAAACATTTTTCCAATTTCTATTTCTGACCTTCAGTTTGATGCTACAGATAGTGATATTGAGTATTTGACGGCTGATGTGAGTTTCAAGTATACTATTTACGATATAGTAGATAACATGGGAAATACATTACATGATATTTGATTTGGACAAAATCCAAAGAATGTGGGAAGAGGATTCCAAGATTGACATTGACAATCTTCACAACGAATCTCTGAACATTCCGGTTTTACATGCAAAATATTTTCAGATTTATAATAACATCATTCTTTTGAGAAAGAAAGCTGAGCAGCAAAGAAAAAATATTCGTCATGAAAGATATGAATATTTTACAGGAAAGGCTGACCCAGATGTGTATATCGAAAATCCATTTCCAAAGAAGATACGAGATAAAGATACTCTACAAAAATATCTAGATGCTGATGAGAAGTTATCTTCAGCATGCCTCAAAATAGATTATTACGATACACTGTTGAACTATTTGGAAAGTATTTTGAAGATGATTCAGAATAGAACTTACCAAATAAAAAATAGTATTGAGTTCATTCGGTTCACCGCTGGTCTGGGATAACTAAATAACATCAACTGATAGTTATATTATGTCTGATGTTACGATTGAAAAGAAGAATGAGGTTTTCATCAAGTTAAAGTGTGAACCTCATATTCTTTATGAACTTCAAGAATACTTTACATTTGAGCCGGAGTCGGTGAAATTTATGCCCCAGTATCGGAGTAAGCACTGGGATGGACGTATTCGGCTGCTAAGCACTCATACTGGAGAAATCTACACTGGACTTCTTCCTAAGGTTATTGACAAACTCAGAAATCACGACTATACATATGAGTTTGAAAATAATAAGTATTATGGTCTTCCATATGAAGTCAATGATGAGATTTCATATGAAGGTGTAAAGGACTATATGAACTCTATTTGTTCTCATTCTCCGAGAAAGTATCAAATAGAGGGAGTATATGATGCCCTACGACATAATCGAAAGTTATTGATAAGTCCAACTGCGTCAGGTAAAAGCCTGATGATTTATGCCCTAGTAC